GCTGAGTGTTCAGACCTTATCCATAACTTCCTACCATCCAAACCTTTAACATAACCACGCTTGGCTGCAATAATAACTCTCTCTCTTAATATCTTAAGAGCTGGGGTATTCTTTAAGAACTTTTCTTTGAGTCTCTTACCATCCCGACTAGTACCGTTAACAATCTCTCCTATCTTAGCATCACCAGCACCATATAAATAGCCATATATAAATGTTTTTGCTTGACTACGTTCAGATAATCCAGCCGCTATCTGGTTGGCTGTGTGTATATCACCATCTAATATCTCCTTAGTGTATGCATTGTCATTCATATAGTGTGCAAGCATTCTTAACTCAAGACCACTGGCATCACAACCAACTACAGAATATCCAGGCTTGGCTATGAATAGGTTTCTAAAGTCCGCACCATACCCACCCTCAATACCCCACAGTATGTTGCCTTGTTTATCCTTATGTACTGCAGGAATCTGTGCCATATTGGGGTCGGAGTGTGTCATCCTGCCTGTCGATGCACCGTTAGTATTAACATATCCGTGTATGCGTGTGTCCTCACCTACCTTACCTAAGATATTCCTAAGCATAGCTTCTCTCTTAGAGATTAAGAAGTACTCAGCTATCATCACACACTCAGGTATGTCAGTGATACCCTTAAGTACTGACTCATCTACAATAGCATTACCCTTATCAGTAAACTTAGTAGGTGTCCAACCAAAGTGTTCAAGGTAACGTACTATCTGTTGCCTTGAAGCTAAGTTAAACTCAGGGTACTCGATGCACCCCCACTCTCTATCGCTGTTGAAGTGTGCACCTCTTGCCATCTGCTTAGCATATGCCATAGACGGTTGACCATTAGCTTTCATTGGACTCTTAAGTACATTAAGTTTAATGAACACAGGTAAGGGCTTGAATGTTTCCAGTACCTTATCTACTAAGCCTTGCTTACGTTCACATAACTCAGCGTGTAGTACGTTAGCTTCACGTTCATCAATCAACCAACCGTTAATCTGTTGTTGATGTACGATTGTAGCTACCTGATGTTCCAACTCAACACACCCATCACTGAATCCTTTAAGGTCTTCTAGTACTGTCTTGTATACTAACTCAGTAACTCTAACGTCTTGCTTACAGTATGTTATCATTTCAGGTGACAGTCTAGTCCAATCATCATAGTCACCCTTATCACAGTGGAGATATTCACCCCACTTCTTAAGCCCGTGACCTCCTAACTTAGAAGGTTCAGATAGTCTAGACATAACTAACGTATCAGTAATCTTCTTACCACTGAAGTCTATACCCCATAGGCGTTCAAGTACTGGTACGTCATAGCCAATGATGTTGTGCCCTATTACCTCATCAACACTATCAACGTACTTCTGAAAGGTATCTTTATCTTTGAATACGAATGGGTCAAACTCACTGCCTATCTTCTTAGCACACACCACCCATATCTGGGTGGGGTCAAGCCCATCAGCTTCAATATCAAATACTAATTTAGAACTCATCGGTGTCTCCTGCTTCATTAGGATTATCAACTTCATTCATTCTACCAGTATCTTTATCATAGTGCAGGTAACAAGCAGGACCAGTGAGACCAGAGAATCTATTCTTGAGTACCCTAACAGTAGTTGTGTTACGTATTACAGGGTCATCGTCCTGTCCGTTACGCTCAAGACCAATCACCATATCAGATAGTTGTCCGATACCTGCTGACCCTCTAAGCTGTGACAGTGAGGTCATACCCCCTTCCTCGTGTGCTGTACCTCCTGGTCTACGTAGATGACTAACCATAAACAATGCAATGCCTGTCTCTTGTACTAACGTACGTAGCTTAGTAGATATCTCATCCAGTGCCTTACGTTCATCACCGTTCTGTTGGTCAGACACTAGCAAAGAGATGTGGTCAAGGAATATGTACTTACAATCTAAACCCTTAGCCATATACCTGACCCTAGCAATGATGTTATCTACACTGTTAGACCCGAAGCTATCATATAAGAATACCTTACCCGTACCTAGCGTAGCATCATAGTGTTTCTTTAACTCTTCCTTATCTATATGTACGTCAGGTAAATGTAACAGTTGGTTAGCTGATAGTGACATCAAGCTTAAGCCAGTACGTTTAATAGATTCTTCTAACATAAGAAGACCTACGTTACCACTGTCCTCTAAGTTCATTAGGTAGAACACTAACTCTCTAATGATTTGTGACTTACCCATACCACTGCCTGCTGTGATAGTAACCAACTCGTGTGTACGTATGCCATAGGTAAGCTCATTCAATCCTTGCCAAGGGTACTCAACAAACGATTGATTAACTTCTTCAGTAACAACACCCCACATATCATCACCTCTAACGATACCATCAGGTGCAAATAGCTTAGCGTTCCACCAAGACTCCATAAAGGATTGCTTCTTGTTTACCTTGAGCATTTCATTAGCGTCTTTATAATCCTCAGGCATCGTCATAATCTTAGCCTTAGACGGTGGGAATAACTCAGCTACTTTCTTAGCTGCATCTCTACCTGCCTTATCAGCATCAAAACAAATAACGATTGTTTCAAACTCATTAAAGAACTCAAGGTTTCTTTTAACATCCTTAGGTGCAGAGGACGCGCCATTGATGACACTAACAACAGCCCACTTACTACCCATCAATTCGTAGGCTGCCATCGCATCACACTCACCCTCAGTAATAGTAATGTACTTACCTTTCTTTTGTACTGTGTCCATACCAAACAACTCAGCATCTCTAACCGTACCCTCGATACGGAAGTCCTTATCTTGTACGTCACGTATCTTTTGTGCTACCTGTTCACCATCTTTGTAGTAAGGATATAGGTGGTTCTTAATGCTACCATCGTTGTTCATACGTATAGTAACCCCATACTTCTTAGCTGTCTCAGCCGTTATCTTTCTGTCTACGAGTGCACCAGCTACACCCTCTGTTCTTATTGCTGATGGTTTACTTTCTGTCATATATTCTCCTGAGTATTCGTTGTCGTAATTCTGTCCGTGTGTGTGACAACTAAAGCAATGCCACGATTCATCTTCATTGACACATACTGCATCAGATGAACCGCAAGCATCACACGGTAGGTGTTGAGCTTTCCAATTGGATTGGTTGTGGTCTAACTTGTCCATAGATATCTCCGTTCGTTAGAGGTAGAAAGGACATCCGAAGATGCCCTTAATGTTTTATTACCCTAAGGTTACTCTAAAACTCTGCGGTTACAGCACCCTCAGTAGCATCGAACTCACTCACACCACCTGCACCTGCAAACGGCACGTGCTCAACTACTTGGATAGCGTTGAGTCCCTTACCTAAACCAAACTTCTTAGTCTTAGGGTGGTCATATGTATAGAAACTAACGTTAACAACACTGTCGTTACCTAACTCACCATTGTTCCACGGGTTCTTATCGCTATCAACAACTGTTGGGGCACCGTTCTCTTTACCCTTAGCTGTAACTTCCTTACGTAAGAACTTATAGATGTTAGTCTCTGTCTCACCATCGTCCTTATGATACGGACGTAGGTTCAATCCCTTAAGACGTTTCTTCTCAGCGTCCGTAACCACTAAGTCAAGTGACCAGTAGTTAAAGTCTTTATATTTATCGTCCGTTACTAACTGATGTGGCAATACCTTTGCCCATTGTGCTTTTCCTGTTGCAATCATTTGCATACTCCTTTCTTATATTTTATTTTAGATACTAACATTGTATTAGTACCACTCTTTGCTTTCGCTTATTCTATTATACACCTAACACTAAGTCTATGTATAATAATTTGGTATAAAATTCTTAATGAGTTAATTAAGAGCTATCTTATATTTAATTTTTTATAACAACTTAACTAGAAGTTTTCTAAACAACTCTTAAAGATTATCAGTATAGCAGATAAAAAACTATGTGTCAAGTGTTTATATTAAATAAATAATTAAGCAGCTAACAGTAACTCATTCAACATAGGCAGTACCTTACGTACCCTACCCTCTCTACTCACTACGATACTGGGTTTGTTAGACACGTTCGTAACTTTAGAATGAGTAGACCAATCCGTTAGTGTATTAAACAGAGCCCATAGGTTGTGTCCCATTTCGAATACATACTTCTGATATGTAGAATTTAATTCTTCCATCAGTTTAATGTTATCCTTAGCCAATGCTAACAGTACAGTGTTAGCTTGTCCTATCGTTATCTTACTTGTAGGATACTGCTTCCATAGTTCAGCATTGTGTAGATAAACTTCAAGAGAATCCTCTAACTTGTTGATGGCATAGTCCACATCTAAACTCTTGGTATGCTTACCGTAGTACGATGAGAAGCTATCACCAATGATTTGTCCGTTAGTACATAGTAATCTGAACGCACCTACCATAGACATAAACTTCCACGAACCATCATAACTATTAAGAACCGTTATCATTAAGTCCATCTCGTCACCCTCTTTAACAGCA